AACCCCAAGAACGGTCAAGGCGTAATTAACCGCGGCAAATCGGGCTGGGCGACGATGGAGCGGATCAGGAAGAAAGCCGGGTCATGGAAGGATGTTTACGCGATAGCCAACCTTGGGCCGGACCGGTTAGCGAAGACATATGAAGATGCATTGAAAGCAGAAAACTACACTGACATTTATGAACTCGACGGCAAAACCAAGAAAACGATCCTCTCGGTGGATCATACTACACGGCTCCGGGCAGCTAAAGACCTGGCTAATATTCAGGGCATAGGCGAGAATGTAAATGTCAACGTGGATATAACCGCCAAAGACATTACCGACAACGTTCCATTCGTTGAAAAGATAGCCGCTCACATGGCAGCGTATGACCGAGAAAACAACGCAGACTGACTTCGATTACCTCCTTAACCCCCAAGCCTTTATCGAAGATGACCTGGGCGCTTTTACATGGTCCGGGATGCGAATGATTATTGACAACGTGTGGAAGCATCGCCGAGTATCGGTGAGAGCATGTCACGGGATATCCAAGACGTTCACCGGCGCAGCGGTAGCCGTCACCTTTCTCAACATGTTCCCTGGCTCGATCGTCATAACCACCGCACCCACAAACAAACTTGTTGAGAAGCTACTTTGGAAAGAGATCGGCGCAATTTATCAAAAGCACGGCGATAGGTTACTCGGAAGGCAAACGCAGATGTCGGTGAAGGTTGGTCCGGGATGGTTTATGTTCGGGTTCTCGACAGACCGAGCGGACAGGATGGAGGGGCATCACGCACCATTCATTCTATGGGTTATCGATGAAGCGAAAGGCGTACCGCCCTGGCTGTATGAATCAATCGAGGGATCGTTGACCGGGGGGTTCGCTCGGGTGCTGGAGCTGAGCACTACTGACGGAGCGGATCAGCAAAGCCCATTTAGAAAGCACCACACCGAGCAACGTTCACAGTGGAAACAAATAAGACTCTCGGCATTCGATTCGCCGTTCGTTGATATCGCTAATTTCCCGGACTACGCGAATGAAGTAAATAAGAAACTTTACGCCTATGGGAAACCGGAGACCGGCTACGAATGGCCGATAGAGAGGGCCAACACGGTACAGCTTGCATCAGAAGACTGGATCAGGGACCGGCACAACGAATGGTTCGAGACGAATAAGTTCATGTGGGAAACGAAGGTACTCGGCGAATTCAGCACGTTCGGGACCAACAACATTATCCCGCTGAAATGGGTCGAGAGCGCGATCAACGCAGAAGTTACACCCGATGGATATATACAGCCAGCGATTTGGGGACTGGACGTTGCACGAATGGGAGACGATCAATCAGTTCTCACAGAGTACCGGAGCAAGGTCGTATCACTCCAGCAAGTGTGGGGGAAGAAAAATACGATGGAAACCACGGGGATCGTTCGAGCGTTGATACCGAATAACGAGATCGTCCAGGTGGACGCGATAGGAGTAGGCGCCGGGGTATTTGATCGACTCGCGGAACTCGGGCAGCCCTGTTACGGCATAGTGAGTTCAGAGAAAGCGTTCGAAGTCGAGAAGTATTTCAATCAACGAGCGGAAATGTGGATGACAGCGCGGGACCTATTCGAGCGACAGTATAAAGAAGGCAACGTTATCAGCATTCCCGACGATCCCGAACTGATCGAAGATCTCACCGGAATGCAGTATAAGATCCACAGTGACGGGCGGCTCAGAGCAGAAGCAAAGGACGATTTCAAGAAGAGATTACAACGATCCCCGGACAAAGGTGACTCATTTGTATACGCTATATACGTTTTACCAGAATCACGCGATCAGTTCTTTTCTGAGAAAGATGTTGAAAACGGCGTGAATATATAGCATAATAGATTCATGAATGAAACCGGGAGGGGTTATGCCCTTAAAAACAGGAACAACCACGGACGTAATCAATCGGAATATTTCAGAACTCGTCCGCACTGGCTATAAACCAAAACAAGCAATTTCTATCGCATTCCGCAAAGCCGGGAAACCCAAACCAAAATCAAAGGAGTAAATATGAAGTGGTTCATTACACACCTAATTCCTCGAATACACTGGTCGTCTTATACTCGCAAAGGTGAAAGATATTTGCAGATCTGGCGACAATGGTTGGGGTTTTGTTGGGATAAAACCGAAATTAAAACGGGTTAGGTGAAATATGTTTGAAGGTTTTAAAGTCCGTACTCTAAGAAAGAAGATCGAACTCGACGCGCTGCAAAAGGTATATGCGATAACAGAAGCGACGACAAAAGACGCTCTCGAAGATCGTGACGAAAGCGCATGGTCACTCATCGGTGGCAGCGATGCTCGAAAGCTCGACGTAACCGATCAAGACGAGATGAGAGAATCTGCTCAACGCTTGTATGTAAAGAATCCTCACGCGAGAAACATCATTCGACTGTTCGAGAAGTACATCGCAGGGCGCGGGTTCAAGATCGATCCCGGTAGTGAAGACGAGCAGCTTATCGCGTATTGGGACAACTTCTGGAAACGGAATAAAATGTTCAAACGAGCGAAGGAAATTGTGCGTCGAGCAATGAGAGACGGGGAAGTCTTTGTACGTTTTTTCATCGACGGAGTTGATCCTGTCATTCGCTTCATGAATGCCAAAGACATAAGAAACCCAAGAGATCAACCTGTCAAGAACTCCATGAACGGTATCGAGACGAACCCGGAAGACATAGAAGACGTGACGGGGTACTGGTACAGAAGCACTCTCATTCCAGCAGAGGAAGTTCTGCATCTTAAAATTCTCGTCGATTCAGACGTTCTGCGCGGGCGATCTCTGCTCGAAGTGATCATGCCGTTTCTCTCGATGTACTACAAATGGCTGAACACACGAATGAAACTTTCTCAGCTGAGATCGACTGTCGCGCTCGTCAAGAAAGTGACAGGCTCGAAAGTACAAGCAGCGAACATCGTATCAGATCAGAACACCGCGAACAGCTCGGCACCCGACGATTCGAAGTATACGAAAGCACCCGAGGGCGTTTCTGTTATCACAACGAATCAGGGAGTTGACTATGATTTCAAAAGTCCCCAACTCGACGCAGCAGACGTTCATCATGATGGTAGAGCAGTCCTTCTGGCGATTGCAGCGGGAGTCGGTCTACCTGAGTTCATGGTTACGAGTGACGCTTCGAATGCGAACTATGCTTCGACGATGGTTTCTGAGGGTCCTGCGGTCATGGAGTTCGAAGACTGGCAGGATATCTTCTCGATGTTCTTTCAAGAAATATACGAGAAAGTGATCCTGACGGGGATCGATCAAAGCGAGATTCCGGACTATGAAATTGCAACAGTTCCCGTGGTGAACGACGAAGGCGTTATCACCGAAGTCGAGATCGTCCGAGAAATGCCTACGGACTGTACGATCACCTATCCCGACATTGCTGTTCGAGACGTAGAGGGTGAAACAAAGTCTCTGATACTGCAAAACAATCAGGGCTGGACGAGCGGACACACCGCAAGCGCGGAACTCGGCAGGGATTACGATGTTGAGCAAGAGCTGCTTATCGAGGAAATGGAAGACGAAGCAGACGAGATGGTGAGTAGAGACGACCCGGAGAACGAGGACGATAATCACAATGTACCAGAACCAGACGAAGGAGATAAAGAATGAGCACGACAAGCAGACCAAGAAACAAAAAGAACGGAAGCGGAAAAGGCGTAGGGCAATCGGGTGGAATGAGAAGTAATAAAAACTCAAGTCCATGCGGTCGCGGTGGCAAGGGTGTCGGTAAAGGCACCAAGAGAAAATAGACGGATATGATCGAACCCGAAATCAAACAGATAATGTCACTGGGAAGAAAAGAGCAGCAACGAATGCTGCTCGCTTCCGTTACTCGACTAAATAGACAATACACTGTTGCCGGGAATAGAACAGCAAATATCGTTCTGACTTCTAAGGGAAAGACGCTGCAAGAGACGTTGTTCGGAGTCGAGCAAACTGTCAAAGAACTTTCGGCGAGTGTATCCCGGACTGTACAGCAGGACGTGACCTCTTCTGTCAATCTCGGCTTGAGTAAAACGCTTGATACCGCGGAGATCTATACAACGAAAGTGGTATTCGATATGCGCTCAGAAGAGTTCATCGAGCTTTCAAGACGACTCACAGACGCAGCAGAGACAACCGTCGACGGGATCAAACTCAGCGGGAAGATTTGGGATATCAACCAGGTCGCTCTCTCGAATATGCGTCAAGCGGTTATTACCGATTTGATTGATCAGACACCGCTAAATGTAACCGCTCAGAAGATGAAGAAACTCCTCATATCTCCCGATTCAGATATGCGGACAAAGAAGTGGAGACTATTCTTTAAAGAGAACCCTCCGGGGCGTGGCGTGTACAGATCGGCAGCAAAGAACGCTCAACGTGTATTAGTAACGGAAAGCAATCGAGCGTACAGGCTCGGCACTACAGCGTATTCACAGGGGAAGGATTGGATCCGGTCGAACAAATGGAACCGATCAGGGTCGCCGGCTGATTGCCCGATTTGTAATGAACTCGCGACTCAAGATCTGTACGGGTTGGGACCAGGGCATTATCCTCCGGGGAATGCGCCCTCTACCCCTCATCCGTGGTGCGAGTGTTATATCACGATAGAACCCTTGGACGAATTCAGGGTTGATCAAATAAATGTAGCTTAGGAGAGAAGCACAATGGCAGACGTAAAGACAGCAGCGAAAAAGGAAACGATCAAATCGAGAAAGCTCACGCAAGCGGATATGAACGCAGTCGAGAAACGGCTCGCACTCAGCGGGGGTTCGTTGTTTATCGAGTTCAGTGCCGATCTTGCGAATCGAAATGGCACATGGCAAGACGAAGAAAAGAAGCTGCGCGATCAGATCGCCGTGAAGAGTTTGAAATTCGAGCGAGTAGATTATCACGCGACAGACGAAGAAAAAGCAGAAGT